TTTGAATTGTCTTTTCCCCTACATTCTTCATCCAATTTTGGATCATTATTCAATTCATTCTTTGATGATGAGTTTCCATCTATAGTAATGTCATAATAAGGATAGTTCTTGAATCCAGTATCCATTCTTTCTTTTTCCATCTTGCTTTCTTCTATAGGTTTTTCAAATGGATAAGAAGAATCAAATCCATTGTTTCCATCAGTTTCTATGAACTGGTAGTCAAAATCTGTATATTTGAATATGCATCTAAATGTAGATGATTGAGCTAATGGCTGAGTATAGTCAAATTGCAGCATATCCATTCCATCTATGACGGGATGATCTAATACAATTCTAGAATATACACATCCATTTTCATTCAAAAGATCAACGTTGAAGTTGAAGTCTAAGTTCTTATTTAGATTGCTAGTATCTCTAGAATATTGATAGCAGAAACTTTCTAGCAACAAGAAATAGTTCACATATCCTAAAGTATGTCTAAAGTCTATGTTCAATGTATGATCTACTAATGCTAATGGTGAAGCTACACTTCTATAGTTTACATCACTAGATCCACCTTGAAAATAGTTTTCTTCAACTCTACTTGGTGTTCTTATTGGATTTCCATGACTAGTTTGCTGCTGTGCAATTGTTCCGGATGAAAATCCAAGAACTTCTACCTTCTGTATAGTCTCATTAAGAAACTCTATAGGTTTAGTTATGAAGCTATGTGATTCCTTCAATATTCTAGTATACTTTTCTTGGATTTCATCAGGAATGAACTCATCTGGTAAGATGAGTCTAAATCCATCTCTTTTTCCTGGTAATGAAAACATATATTAAATCATGTTTTTATTTGTTTGTGTTAGGGGTCTTATGATCTTTAACATTTTTTGATTTGCTTGTTTGACTATATCTTTTATGACTAGTAGATGCATTGTCTACAGGATCTGTTGCCTCATGATAACCATCATTGTTTCCACCACCATCAGGTAAGTTAGAAGTATCTGATTGGTTTGATGCATCATTAGTTGTATCCTGCAATGCAGTTGGATCATCTCCCATAGGATCTTGTTGTACTTGCTTTACATTTACTTCAACTGGTTTATTCAGCAATGTTGATATCTTTGAAATAGATTCTTTTATTGCTTCATGACGTTTCTTTTGCATTTGATCTGCTTTGTCTATTGTCTTAGCAGATATTTGAAGTTCTCTTACAAGCTTGTCAAGAACAACAGCTAATTTGTTTGCTAAAGCATTAGTAAGCTTGTCAAGTCCACCAAGACGTGATGCCATCATATTCAAAGACATTACTAGATTTGACATTGTCTGGGTCTTTGATAAGTCCAATGAGTTGATGCTCTTAGTAAACAATGACAAGTCTTTTACTTCTTTAGCAAATTCTTTAGAACTCTTGACATTGTTCATCTCTACATTCAACCCCTTGACGGCATTCATTACATTCTCATATCTTGATGTGTCTTTTGGAGCTTTTTTGTATATTGCAAACAATATGTCCATATTTTCTTTGTATGCCTTTATAACTGGCTCAAACATTTCCAATTGCTTGCTTAGCTTGCTTATGTCCAGGAATTCAAATGTATCAGATATTCCTTTCACCATGTTCTTAGACATATCAGACAAAGACATTACTAATGATGATATTTGTTCTTTTGATTCCTTCTGAAGTCTTTCTTTGAATTTATTTATCACTTTGTAAGATTCTATGCAAGTTGTAAGCATGTTATTGTATGACAAGAACTGCTTAGAAAGTTGTTCAAATTCTTTGTCTTCTATCTTAGGCATCTTAGATATAGCTCTGCTTATAGAATATGGTAGTTGAGTAAGTATGGCATCAACTATCTTATTCAAGTCATGTATAGATTCATCTTTTGTGAACTTAGATTTCAATTTGAATATTTCAGAATATGACGATGTAATAGAGTTCAAAAGTTTGACATAGCTATCATAAGATGATGATATGATCTTTATGTTGTCCTCATGATTTTCAAACAAAGGCTTAAGATTTTCTTGAGTGTTATCCATAGTAGCATGCATGATGGCATTAGGTACAGAAGACATCATTGATTGAATTACTAAGCTAAGTTTGTCCATTTCCTCTTGACCTAGCTTCAGATCTAATATGCTCTTTATAGATTGAACAGTTTCTGACACTATCTTTCCTAATCCACCTAAGCAATACTTTACTTTAGCAAATGGACTAGTGCTACCATCATTATTGAACCATCCACTATCTTCAAACCATTCCTTATGATTATCATATACTGACATCACAGCAGCTGGAATGCAAGACATGATAGCCATCACATTCTTGTATACATTTCCATCTTTCTGCAACTCTTCTCTCTTTATGCTTCTAAATCTTCCTTTAAGAATGTTTCCCTTTTCATCATACATCTGTATTCTCATGTCGGCAACATCCTTCACACCCTTAGCAGTATCAGATATCAATGATCCTATTCCTCGTAATGCAGTGACAATCTGTGCAAATCTAGAACAAGTACCATCTTTGAACACTAAAGATGTGTCTTCAAACATCCATTTTGTCTTTGGATCATTTCCAAGATTCAATATAGCATTTCCAAGACATGTCACTATAGTCTTCACATTTTCTCCTGCGGCTTCAAAATCACCACCAGACATAGATCTAGTTCCCATTTGCTTTCCATTAGAACCATATATAGGTATTCTAAGCTCTGCCATGTCTTTTACACCTTTAGCAATGCTAGATATCATCTTTCCTAAACCTGTGCATCCAGTAACAACACGACCAAATGGTGTCTTCACTCCTATCATATTTCCCAGCCATCCGCTGTCAAACATTCCTTCTGGAGCATCATTATAAACTTTTATGATAGCATCACCTAATGTAGTAACTATCTTACTTATGTTAGTGGCAGCATTATTGAAGTCAGTATCTGTAAGATGTCTATATCCTACTTTGTCTGTTCCTTTGTATATAGGAATCTTCAATTCTGCCATCTCTTTCACCCCTTCAGCTATCTTAGAAATCATCTTACCCATGCCAGTGCATGACTTCACAACTCTAGTGAAAGGTGTGTCTATTCCTAAGAAATCTCCTAAAGTCCCATTAGTAAACAATTCTTTATGATCCTTGTAAGTATCCATTACAGAACCACCTATTACAGTAATTATATTCCTTATGTTTTCTGCCGCAGACATAAAGTCAGCATCAGTCAAACTTCTTCTTCCAATTACTTTTCCATTGTCATCATATATAGGTATAGAAAGATTAGCATAGTCTTGTATTCCTTGAGAAAGCTTAGACATCATAAATCCAAGACTTGATACAGTACCAGCTGCAGCTACTATCATAACATCTAATAATGGATTCATGAATGGCTTAAGCTCCCATATAATGCTAAGCATTGATTTTATGTCATCTGTTATGATGCTAGTATCTATTCTATCAAGCTTAGAAGCCATGTCCATTACCTTTATTATTTCTTGCATAGCCTTTCCAGCTAACCACACACATCCAATGATTCCTGCTAATGCAGCTTCACCAGCAGCTAATGCAGCACCACCAAATCCTGCAGTTGCAAGAGTCAAAGATCCAAGGCCAATTACACCACCAGCAAATACAGCTAACACAGCTACTGTTGTTCCTATAGTAGCCCAAATTCCAGCCCAGTTTCCACCTACCATGTCACGAAGCTTGACTATCTCTTTCATTGCCATGCCTGATAGTCCAACACAAGCAATGATACCTATCAAAGCTAAAGTACCTTCTTTAAGTTTTCCTTCGACTTTACTAAGAAGACTAAGTATAATAGCCATTCCACCAACAAGAACTACTTCCATTCCTATGAATCCCCAGATAGCAATGTCTAGCCCAGGATTGTTCATCATCAGCATACCAGCAACTAATAATGATACAGCAGAAACACCTATCAATGCGGATAACGCATATCCAATGAACAATGACTTCTCATTTATTATCTTTCCAGCAAATCCATAAGCTATTGTTATTCCAGATATGAATAATCCTAATGTTACAGCAAATACTATAGTAGCTTCTTTCATATTAGGTATCATCATGAACAATCCACCAACTAACAATGTAGCTGCTGATATTGCAACTAATTCGGTGAATTCATGTGCTATTGCCATTCCTTTTGTACCATTGATAATCTTTTCGGCACCTAAATATGCAGCAGATATTCCTAACAAGAACACACCTAATGTAACAGTGAACCCTATTGCAGATAAGAACATTCCATCAATGTTCATAACAGCAGCACCTAACATAAGTATAGCTCCTGATATTCCAACAAGTATGGTGAATTGCTTAGCATCATCTATAGATTTGCCTGTAGTCTGTCCAACACCTAACTTAGCACCTATCATATTTGCTATGAAGTCACCTCCTGAATAAGCTAACTTCATCAATAACACAAACATACCAAGTTCTACAGCAAACAACATTGCTGTAGCAAACAAAATAGGATGCTTAGTCATATATATAGTAGGAAGAAGCAATGTTAGTCCGGCAATTCCTATAAGCAAAGCAAACTCTTCAGCTGATGGCATAGTGCTCTTCATCTTGTTGCTAGCTAAAGTATAAGCACCTATCACACCAGCTATCATCATAGTCAATGAGAATGCAAATCCAATGACACTTCCTGTTGGTAGGAATTTATTGACTGCAGCACCAAATGCTAATATCAATCCAGACTTCACAACCAACTTTATGAATGACTCTGATATCTCTATAGTGTTTTCTATATGCTTACTAGCTAAAGCATAGGCAAAAGTTATACTACCTATGAACGCTGATAATGACAAAGTGAACAACATAGCATTACCAAAAATACCAGGTATCATCATAACAGCAGCACCTAACAGAAGAGTAGCTCCTGATAGATATACTAATAAAGCAACATTTTCAGTTTGCTTAAGGGCTTCATTCATTCCTTTAGTAGCAAGATTATAAGCTCCTATCACCCCAAGTATGAATGTTCCTAATGCAAATGTAAATCCTAATACAGAATCTATGTTCATTAATATGAACTTACCAATGACAGCTGAAAGTACCAATGTTCCAGTAGCAATAGCAACAACTATTCCAACTTTCTTCAATCTTTCAAACAAATCATCATCAATACTTATAGTATTCAACTTTTCAATTAGCTTTATCAATGATGAAGTGGCAATAGACATAGCTTTGAATCCTACAATACTTAATGGTGCTATCAATCCTAGAGTTGCTCCCATCATAGATATCACTGACAAATCAGATATCAATTTCTCAGATTTCTCAATGTTTGCAACTAAATTGTCTGGTACAATTATTCCGTCTTTTCCCTGTAAGTCATCTAACAATTCTTTCAATGAATCTATGAACATTTCTGTTACTTTCATAGAAACTTTACCTAGCAACATAAATGGAATAGACAATGATGAATATATTGCTATCTTTGATACATTCTCAACTATATCTTTAGACCTTCTTATATTTTCTTGAACTGATTCATCTGTTATAGCAGAATCATTCATGCTAACTATGTGAGTAGCTAGCAAGTCTAATTCATTCAAGAAATTCAATGATTTCTTTAGTCCATTTATTCCACCTTTGCTTATCTTGTTAGTTATAGATGCTAATACCATTATGTTGTTGATGCTCCATAATGTATTCATTGCCCCATTCAAGTCTTCATTAGTGGATTCATTTCCTGCTAGTCTTCTTATTACATCTAATATGATAGAAAGCTTTCCGTTTTCACCTACTAAATTTTTCAATGAATCTATTCTTATTCTAGTCAATTGACTTATTGCTTTTCTATAAGCAAATGCGATTTCTATAGAAGAATTAGCTACCAATAAAGATTTGAATATATCTTTGAATTTTATTGATTTTCCTATTTCTATAGAACCTGTGGCAAATTGATCTACCAAGAATAACTTAGAATTTCTACCAATCAAATCGTTCTTATCTATCTCATTTCCTAATTCAATTATTTCATCCATCAAATATCTTATAGGTCCTTTAGAATTGTATATTCTAAGCAAAGACCATAAAGCCATCTGAGTATTCAATATTTGCTTTCTACTTGCATCTATCTGTCCTAACTCTACTAATTTGCTTATGAATACTACTAAACTACCTATAGACTTGAAGCCTTCTTTGTTTGACTCTTTAGCTCTTTCTGATATGTTCTTTATGATAGCCGATATGATTCCTTTGTTTGTCAATCCTATGTTAGTAAGTATGTTAGAATCCGTTGTCATCCAATATATGCTTCTTAGATTCT